GCACTAGCACCGCTGGCTACCTAACTCCACAGAAGATCGGCACCGGAACCCAGATCGCTTCCATCTGCCATCGCGGTTTTGCGTATGCCGTAGATGACGTTGCAGTTTTGGCTGCTGGTGAAGATCCAATGCTTCACATCCGCAACCAGTTGGCTGACGCCATCAACAAGCTGAACAGCGCACGTCTGTTCTCACAGCTTGCTGGTTTATTTGGCACGGCTCTTTCTGCCAACGCACTGGACAAAGCTGTTGCAGCCGCTTCTGGTGGCGCTGAAGCTAACTTCCTTAGTGCAGCAACAGTTGCTGAAGCCCGTTCCAAGCTGGGTGAGCGCGGCGAAGAGTTGGACACTTTGATTGTTCACCCTTCTGTTGCTTACTACCTGTATCAGGTAGGAATGCTGACCTTCTCCACTTCTGCACTGGCTGCTTCTGGCGCGGTGACCTGGGGTGGCGGTGGTGTTGGCATTGGCGCTCGCGATGTTGGTGAGTTCGCAGGAATGCGAGTCGTTACCGACAGTGCAGTGAATACCGTTGCTCCTGGCACCGGTGGTCACCAGCGTGAGTTCTATTGCTACCTGACCAAAGGCGGCACCATCCTTGAGGGTGTTCAGCAAGATCTTCGGATTGAAGCTGATCGCAACGTGCTTTCTAAGCAGGATGTGCTTTCAGTTGATTACCACTCCACCTATCACGTGATGGGTACGAAGTGGTCTGATGCTGGCGACAATCCGACCAATGCCAACCTGGCAACCGCTAACAAGTGGGCTGCCACGTATGACATTGATCTGATCCCTATGGTTCAACTGACTGTCAACAGTCCTTTGGATACAACAACGATCTGATCTTGATCAGAGTCAAGGCCCTACCATTAGGTGGGGCCACCTTCTTTTTTTGGTATGGCGTACAGCACTTCTAAAAAACCGACTGACCGGCAAAAGGCTGCAATGCAGCGTCATGCAGAGCATCACACAAAAAAACACATGGTTGAAATGCGGCGTTTGATGAAAGTCGGTAAGACCTTCTCAGAAGCGCATAAAATGGCTATGAAAAAGGTAGGTAAGTAAGCCGTGGCTGCAACCATCAACGCTACTCTCAGCAGCGCGTCAGCGAACAGTTACGTGACGTTGGCTGAAGCCGACGCTTATTTTGAAACCGTTCCAAGCAGCACGCAGTGGGATAACAAGTCAGATGACAACAAGAACCGAGCTTTGATTTCAGCAACACGCTGGATCGACAGTCTGAATTTTTACGGTGATCGTTGCGATACGAGCCAAGCGTTGAGCTGGCCACGCAACAATTATCACGTTGATCGCGTTGAGCTGACTTGTAGTGCCATTCCGCCTGACATTAAGTACGCTGCTTATGAGCTGGCGCGTGCTTTAGCCAATGACACGGACTCAATTACAGGGACTACCGGCGATACGGGGTTATACGAAGAAGTCAAGCTTGGAGAACTCGAAGTCAAGTACAACACTTCTAGCCAAGCTACTGGAACTGTCAATAACGTATTCGACGTTTACCCTTGGTTGCAGTCTTATCTTGGTGCTTATTGTCTTGGAGGTAGCGGTAGCTATCAAGTACGTGTGGTGAGGGGTTGAGATGGCTGGTCAACTTGACACTCTTTTCAAAAACGTTGCTAAATCAGTTGTAGCTGATTTAGGCAAGTCCCTTGACAACACTATTATCTACACTCGCAAAGCATCTCCTGCTTATAACGTCAGCACTGGTGCGCTGGCCACAACTGATACAGCTTATTCTTTTGACGCTCCATTGGAGTTTGTTGACTCACAAGAGCAAGAAGGTCGAGAGGAACGCAAAGCAAAGCTGTATATCACTCCTAATCAGATAGATGACAACCAGCCGACTCTTGAGGACACAGTCACTTTGAAATATGCAGGCTCAAACAGGGTTGCACAAATCACTGATATTCGTACCTACAAAGGCGATCAAGAGTACCTGTTTATTTTGTTGGTGCGGTTCTGATGGCTAAGAAACGCGGCATCGGCAACATTACTACCGACTTGGAGCAGCAGTTAAACAGCGACTACAATGCTTTTATTGGATTAGTTGTTGACGGGCTTGCTAATGACACCAATAGCCCTGTGGATACCGGATTTTTTGCGTCAAGCTGGAAAGTTAGTACGCAAAGAGCTAGCCCTAATGATAAAAAAATAGCGCCTTGGTCTACCTTTGGGCAAGGAACCAGAAGGGGATTAATTCGCCCTAGATTTAACATTCCCAACTTTAATTACAAAAAACAACCTACTGTTTACATCGGCAACACTGCTGAATATGCAGCGGCTGCACTAGAGTCACCAAAAATTGCTAACTTTGTGCAAGGAGACATATCTTATCTAGTCAAAAGCGCGTTCCAGGAAAAACGTATTGGCCGTGTATTCTTGGCTACTGGAAGCACTTCTGGGTCGCAAGGCGTAGGAATCTTAAGCGGTAGGACTACTGTCTCTTATCAAAGGATTTAAGCTATGACACTCGTTAATGCTAGAGCTGCTTTTGAGAAAGCGGTAACCGATGCAGTCACTGCCGCTGACGCTGCGGTGCTAATGGTTTATGACAACGTTGCTTATACGACTCCTGGTAAAACCAAAAAGTACATTTTGATGAGCATGAACTTCAATCGTTCAACGCTCCAAAACCAAGGCGCTGCTCAGGACTACTACTCCGGGGTGATCCAATGTAATGTTTACGTTCCAAAGGCTGCTGGAACGTCTGTGTTGTCCGCGATTGGTGAGTCTGTCATCGACGGTCTGACTTCTGTAAACGCTTCTGGTTATTCAGACACTTATAGCGTGGTTCCTAGAGTTTTAGACATTGTGGGTCCATCTGTTGTTGAAGCAGAGGATCGTTCTCATTTTATCGGTATCATTTCTTGCCAATTCACAGCAGTGGTGTAATGTACTAGAGCAAATGGTTTTAGTTCATGCGTGCCACTGAGCTGCTTCGGAATAAGTTTGGCGTCAGCCAGCTTTATAAGCACGAAGTCAAGGACGGCGACGAAGTGGTGTTCGAGGTTTACTGGCACCCATTGACGATTGCGGAGAGAGAGTCAATCCAGAAAAAAGTCGGGACAGATGATTCCAACGACTTTGCTCTTGGAATGATGATCGAGAAAGCGTTAGATGCTGATGGCAAGCGTCTGTTCCAAGATGGTGAACGTGCTGCTCTTAGGCGTGACGTTGAGGCTTCCGTCCTTCAAGACATCCAGCTAGCAATGCTTAGCTCTGGAGCGGAGAATAAAGTGGAGGAAGCGAAAGCAGACTTGAAAAGCAAATAACGACTGGCTTTTTATCTTCTTTTTAGCGAAAGAGCTTGGTATGACGGTGGTTCAGCTTACCGAGCGCCTCACTCAAGAGGAGCTTGTAGGATGGGCTGCTTTCTTCGAGATCAAGACAGAGCAAGAGGAGAGGTCAATTCAAAACGCTAAGTCGAGTCGTGGAGCACGAACGATGGGGTCACGGTAGACTGGAACGCAAGACTCTACGTGCTCAGCCGTGGCCAATTACAACGTAGATATTGAACTAAGCGTAAAAGGCTCTCAACGCCTAAATCAAGTCAAGAGTTCTCTTAACCAAATAAATCGTCTAGCCAATAACTTAAAACCGTTAAATCTTCTTGCTCCAGGAGGTGGAAATTTAGGTAATCAAGTTAGGGCAGCAATGAAGCCTCTTCGCGATTTTGCGAGAGAAGCTCAAAACTCCAATAAAACATATTCAAACACGCTTGCCGGAGCTATATCTCAAGCTGAAACATTTGAAACAGTTCTAAGAAACGTAAAAGTTGCTGCTGGCGGCTATGGGAAACAGGTTTCGGAAGTTAAAGGTTTTTCTGATGCTTTCGGTCAAGCTTCTGCTAAGGCAGAAACACTTCGCAGGAATTTAGAGCAATTAAAAAGAGAGTCTCTTCAAAAGGTAGGGCTACCTATCGGACCTTCTACAGAACTTGGAACGCTCGACGCTGAAGTACAAAAAATAAATTTTTACACAAAACAAAAAAGAGAAGAAGCGCGAGCCCGAGAAGAAAATGCCAAAAGGATCCAAAGAGAAGCAAGAGAGCTGCAAAGAAAAAATCTTTCGTCTGAAAAAGAAGCAAAATTAAACCGTCGCAGGCGATTGCAGGACATAGGAACGGGTGTAGGTTTCCCGTTACTAATGGGCGGTGGTCCCGCTCAAGCCCTTGCTGGTGGTATCGGTGGAGCGGTTGGAGGCTTAGGCGGTTCAATTATTGCGTCTGCTGCCGTAGCTCAGTTTCAACTTTTTGCTGAAGAGTTGGGCAAGGTTGGCCAGGCTCTTGGGAGTGCTTCTGGCGCTTTTGAGTTTATGAGCGACAAAGCGTTGTTTAGTAGTGATCAAGTTCGTTTGCACGCTGAAGCGTTAATTGAACAAGGCGAGTCTGCCAAAGCAGCCCGTCTAATGACAGGAGAACTTGCTAGTGCTATTGGCCAAAGCGGTATCAAGGCACTTAAGGATTTTGGCGAAGAAGCAAAAACTCTTGGCAAGCTTGTAAATACACTGATACTTCGATTTCAAGCTTTTATGGCAAACGCTCTTATGCCTTTGCTTGATTTTTTGAATAAAACGCTTAAAGCAACACTTGACGCTCAAAAATTTGAACAAATTCGGAGTGACCTGACGGGTCCAAGAAAGGAAGAGTTTGATCGTCGCGAAAAAGAACTAGGAATAAAACGTACGAGCAGGGGGACTAGAGGGATGACTTCCGAAAAGAAAGTTCAACTGATTAAAGAATTTGGGCTTGAGACCATAGAGGTACCTGGCGGTCAAATTACTCCTAACTTGGAAGACTTGGCCAGAGATCGCGAGATACTGTCTAAAGGCAACAAAGAAGATAAAGCTGCTAAAGAAAGAGCTCGTAAGCTTGAGGAGTCGGAAAAACTTGCCAATAGTCTTGCAAAGCAAATTGAGTTTCTGCAAGTTGGCAGCGAAATAGACCGCAAAAGGCTTGAGATCACTTATGAGTATGTAGAAAACCTTGACAAAATTTTTGAGCTAGGTGAGACAATATACACAAACGAACTAAGGCAAAGCGCACTAGACGTTCAAAGATTGCAAAATTTACAGGTTGAAGTTGAGAACTCATTAAAACTTGCAGGAATAAGAAAAAACATTAATGAGATTGCCGAAGAAGGGACAAGGATTTTTAACAGTGAAGACGACGGTATTGGTTTTGCAGCTGGCATGGAAATCCAGCTTCTTAGCAAACAGGAAGAAGCTATTCAGGCAGTAATTGACAAGTATCCTTTGATAGGCGAAGCAGCATCAGCAGCAGCTGGGTTGGTTACGTCCGGCGTCAACGAAATGATTAATGGAACGAAAAGTGCAGAACAAGTCTTTTCTGACTTCTTGAAGAGCGTTGGCGACATGTTGATAAAAACAGCTCAACAAATGATTGCTCAGTACATTGCTATAGGCATTGCCAAAGCTTTTGCTGGCTTGTTGGGTGGAGGTGGCGGGGGCATTGATTCTTTTGGAGGAGGAGAAGCCCTTGGTCCGCTGACCGGATCCATGCCATTTACCATGAGCCCCTTCGCAGAAGGTGGTTACGTCACCGGCCCAACTAACGCTTTAATTGGAGAAGGTGGCGAACCTGAATACGTCATCCCTGAATCCAAGATGCGTGAAAGCATGGGTCGTTATTCCAGAGGTTCACGCGGATCTTCTGTTATCCCGGCAGAAGGTGGCGGTGCTGCTGGAACGGAAGGCGGCGCGGCAACAGCTGCTCCAATTGATGTTCGCTATAGCGTGGAACGGATCAACTCCGTGGATTACGTGACCGCAGATCAGTTCCAAAATGGAATGAAGAGAGCAGCATTAGAGGGCGCACAACGTGGTCAGCAACTAACATTGAGCAGACTGCAACAGTCACCCGCAACTCGTAGGAGGATTGGAATGTGACGACACTTGCAGTTGGTAATTATCTAAAGCTTGCAAATCCAGCCCAAACAGTGGTCTATAGGTTCCAGAATTTTCATATTGGCGAGTCTGCAACTTATGACAGCTTTAATTGGAGCTTTTTACCGTTTGGCTTCTCTGGCGTAAGTGTCAACAGGACAGGCGACAACACTTCTGC